AGAAAGGTGCACCGGCAACATACCAAGTACCTATCACGTTTGATAACGCAAATTTTTTCGGATAAAGTTGCTGACACTCACGGAGTCTGACATTTTATCATATTTCAAGGATCTAGAAAATGAATCCAAAAACATCAAACACGAACTGCTTAAAATATGCTGGTATATGCGAGGAGGCGTGACATGGCAAGAATCTCTAAACCTTTCTGTAGAGGAGAGAAAAATTATTGCAGACATAATAAAAGAGAACTTGGAAACTGCCAAGAAAACCGGACAACCATTTTTTTAGAATTATAGTATACTATAATGGAACACAGACCTCTTTAAATAAATGAACATATGTCGACCAGCGATCTAGTCCTAGAACTTAAAAATACAATCAAAGACCTAACACTTGAAAAGGAACACCTACATCAGGCAGTTTCTCAAAAAGAGAGTCGTAACAAGCAGATACTCATACGATTAGAAAATGCTACCAGAGACGTAGACCATGTCGGCAAACACGCCGCGGGCGTAAAACAGGAAAACGAGGAACTAAAACTTAAGGTCGCCACACTAAAAGCAAAACTGGAAACCATGGAAGAAGTATTAAAACTCGCAAAAGAAAAAATCAAAGATTTTGAACCGGATAAGGAAGTAGAATTAACTGATGAGGATGTTTCCAATATTGAAGAATCAGAAGAACCGGAATTAAAGTCAGTACTATCTGAAAAGTATAACAAAGTTGACGACGAAGAAGAGTAATCACATCAACTAAAAGATGTCTAAAGACATCTAAACTTTCGCTTACGCTCAGTTTACTTCTAATTTACGCAATCTCGAAAATAACTTTTAACGCAACTTCTAGTGTTGCGTATTCTGTGGCAGATGAGTAGTCATAATTCGGCTATTTCTAGCCGAACTAACTTTGATAATCTGTGGCGAGTATCGTAGTCATTGTGTATCGTTGCTTTCGCCGGGCGGTTGTGCTGTACCCGTTAACTCATTCATCCAACGCGAGCCTACCAAACCCTTACACAATAGTATTTGGTAAACCTGAGGTTTATCTTTTTCTAAGAGCCTCATCATTTTTTGCTGTTTGCATCATGGGATTCGCCTGTGTTGTTACACCGTAACTCCCTTATGTACGAAGATGCTATATTTGCCTATGAGAAATTTTAATTTGCTGTGTTGCCTATCACTTGTATATAACATAAACATTTTTACAGGTCAATCTTTTTGGCTTTAAATAGTAGTATGCAGTGGACATACAAAGAAGAAATAGTAGATGAAGTACCAGAAGGTGTAGTTGGGTTCGTGTATCAGATCACAAATACAACTAATGGTAGGAAATATATTGGTAAAAAGTTAGCAGAGTTCAAAAAAGCAAGACCTCCGTTAAAAGGGAGAGTCAACAAACGCAGATATACAGTGGAATCAGATTGGAAAGAGTATTTTGGTTCAAGTGATGCTTTGACCGAAGATGTCCAAAAACTTGGTAAAGACAAATTTACACGAGAAATACTTTTTTATTGTAAATCCAGAGCAGAACTATCCTACATAGAAGCCAGAGAACAATTTGCACGTAAAGTTCTTGAGACTGATGATTATTACAACGGTCATATCAGAGTGCGAATACACGGATCTGGAATTATCAGAGAGAAAAAAAGCAAAGGTATTCTCGAGTCGTAAAAAAAGCCTGCACAACATAATTGCACAGGCTTTAATGAGATCTCAATAATTAAAAATTACGCCGCTGTCTTTGCCGCGTTTTTAACTTCTTGAATTTCTTTTCTTCTTGCTTTGATCAATTTTGAAAGAGATGCTAATGCCTTTCTTGCTCTTGTGGCACTTGCTTTAACACCTTTCTCTGTGAATTTTTGATTCTCTTCAGAGTAAGTTTGAATCTCAGTCATGATCTGTTCATGTGTTTCTGACATAATTATATCCTTCTTTATATTATTAATTAATATATCTTTTATTAAAGCACGTATGATCTGGTTTTGTCAAGTAAAATCTAAACAATAATATCCACATCATTTTCATAATTGGTAAAACCGTTTTCTTTTACTACTTTCAGTACAGAATTCACTCTGCTTACCAGTTCATCTTTGTGAGATATTAGGAAAATATTCTTTTGCTGTGTTCTACTCATGTCTTTCAATACAGCAATAGAAGATTCAACGCCAGATGCGTCCATACCAGCATCTACCAATTCATCAATGAACAACAAGTTGATCTGTTGATAAAGTGATTCCCATACATCTCTAAATGCCCAACTCAAAGATAATATTAATCTGTTTCTTTCGCCTCTACTCAAGTTATCAAAATCAAGTTCTCTACCTAGTTCTTCAATACGCACAGTCAAGTCACTTTGGAATGTAACTGTGTGCGGAAGTTTTACTTGTCCTAGATAATATGCCAATCTTTGATTTAGATATGTTAAGTTCTGTTCAATAATTCTTGTTCTTATAAATGAATCTTTTGCTGTTAACAGTTTGTACAAAAAGTCTTGATGTCTGTTTAGATCTTCGAGTTCGTTTATAATTGTGTAATCAATTTTTTGTATTGCAGATTTGTTTAGTTCTTCTACCTGTTCTGCATAAGGATCTTCTTTGGCTTCGTTTTGTTCTAGTTGTCTTTGTAAATCTTTTAATGAACCTTTGTGATTGTATGCTTCATCAATGCTGTCATAATAGGTATCTGGAGTTTGTCCTAAATCGCCGATATCGTCAATACTCTTTTGTACATTATTAATATCAGTTTTTGCTTTTGTAACGTCTGCTTTACTTTCATTCAGTGTAGCAATTAAATTATCAGTTAGTTGTTTGTGTTTTTCATCATGCAATGATTGTTCACAAGTTGGACACTTGGCCTGTTCTGCAAATTTTAAATCAGATTCGGTTTTAGTTACATTTGTTTCTGCTCTAGTAAACGCATCGTCATGATATGCTTTTTCTTTTTGTAAACCCAGTAGTTTCAAATAATTTTCACTGTGAGATTGTGCTTTTTTGTGTGCTTCTAATTCTGCTTTAATATCCACTTTTTCTAACTCTGCTATTGCTTGAGCAAAGTTTACAGAATCTTGATCTTTTTGACTTTGCCAAGCACTAGATCTTATTTTTAAACTTTCGATAGACTCTTGTATTTTTTCGTTAGAGGCATTTTTTGCATCTAGTTTTATCTTTTCTTCTTGCAACTCGTTTTTAGTTGCTTTCATTTGTTCTTTTAAAAGATCTGATTTTTCACTTAAGAGTGTTATACCAAGCAACTGTTCAATAATTTCTCTCTGTTCGCCTTGTTTAGTTGCAAGGAACGGTAAAGTGTAAGTGTTTAGTGCAATTATGTTTTTAAACATGGCATGGGTCATACCAAGCAATTTGTTTATTTCTTGCTGTGTTTCTTTGTTCTCACCTTGTGCTTCGTTACTCTCTGTATTCTGTTCTATTTCGTTTGCATAGAATCTAAACACTTGAGGTTTTCTACCTCTTTCAATAGTATATGTAATATTGTTTTTAACAAACGACACAGAAACCATCATGCCTTTTTCGTTAGTTTTGTTTACAAGATTATCTCTCCTGATACTTGTTAATGCTTCTCCGTAAAACACATATGATAGTGCGTTAATAATTGTAGTCTTACCAGTACCATTCCTAGCACCGGCATCGTCACCGCCTAGATCCATGTTTTCACCAATTACTAGAACAAGGCTTTTGTTGTCAAAATTAATACCTTGTGCAGTATTACCTACACTCATGAAGTTTTTTACTGATAATGATTTAATGGTTAACATCTAAATTCCTATAAATTGCCATCAAGATGTTTTTATCATACGTTTCGGAATCAACACCTTCCAGTTGTTTTAAAACAATTTGATCTACTGAATCAAACTTTTGTACTTCAACAAGCGGTTGTTGTGCATTATCTACCTGTTCTGGTATTAGTTGTAATTCTCTTAAATTGTATTTGTCAATGAATGTTTCTCTAATAAAGTTTGCTTCTTCGTAACTTATTTTAATATCTAAACCAACTCTAACATACATATTTTTGTCTAGCAAATCGTCTGCATTTTTTAACAGTTCGCTTATTTTAATATGTCTGTACTTTGGACAATCAGGCCAATTAATATACTTAGGCTCACCACCCCACTCTAATACCATCATTCCTCTTTCATCATCTCCGGCATCTGCGTAGTTGTGAGGAAACGCATTACCCATATAAGTTACATTTTTCATTTGTTGTCTTTTATGAAAATGTCCTGAAAATACTTTTTCACATCCTGCGAAATGATCTGTTTTGATTGTACCAACATCGGGCATATCAATCATTGCATTCATTTTAAAGTATGGTAGTTCAAAGTGTCCAAACACATACTTCTTTTTCATTTTTGCAATTTTTTTCCATTCATCTCCTACGATCCATGGAATAATTGCAACGTCATCGTCTTCTATCCATTCGTTAACCATTACAATGTTTGGAATGTTTCTAATAAATTCCATAGAGTTAATTTCTCTTTTTTCTCTGTAGAATAAATCATGGTTACCCATCATTACATAAACTTTTTCAAATGCCGCACCTAAACGTTCCATGTTAGAAACAGTATAGTTCATAGTAGAAACGTTTGTGGCTGATCTGTGATGGTGCCAATCACCTAGGAATATACAAGTGTCACATCCTTCTGCTTTGGCTTGTTCAATAAACCAATAGATAAATGATTCGCAATCATCGTTGTGTACTCGAGAATTACCTTTTAGTCCGAAATGTATGTCCGTGAAACAGGCTACCTTTTTAAAAAAAGCCATATTACTTCTTACCTCTAGTACCCCAAGTCTTCATTACAGGAGGTTTAATATCTTCAGGTTTTATATCTTTGTATTTTAACATCTCGTGTTCGTCATCATGGAGTGTATCGGTAATTTTTTTATCGTCGTCCTCATCTCTCATTTTGTTTCTTTTTTCTTTTTTTAATTTTTTGTTTAGTTCTTTAATAGATGTCTTTGTTGCCATTCTTACTGCTCCATGCAGACTTTTAACTTTCTTTTGATATGATTCAGTTGCTAACTCGTTTGCATTCTGTCTTGTAAATGATGGCTTCATGTGTTCTTGCTCTAACAAGTCGTCTCTAATGTTTTGATTTTTCTTTTCAATGTTTAAAATTCTTGTAAATGAATTTGTTATTGCCGCAGTATAATATGCAAACGGATTCTCTGATTTTGATTCATCAAACTGTAAACCAATCTGTGATAATTGCATCAGTGCTTGTGATTGCATCTCGTCATTATAAGTGTAACCTCTCCAGTTTGCTCTTGTACCGTAACGTTCACACAATTTCATAAACATTCTTGCAAGTTCGTTTGTAATCTTTCCACCATCCAGTTTGAAGTTACCATTTGACATACCACCTTCCCAATGTGATTTTCCTACACAGTATAGTTTTCCTTTTTTGTCAATTTTATAATGTTGGTATGGAGGAAAGTTAACTTTAACGTGTCTGTCTGCCACGGACTTTGGATTTCTTTTTCTATCAGCATCTTCGGGTATATGATCAAATGTCATGACTCTAAATACTAAATCAGTCTTATCAATTTTTCTAGGCGAAACAGTAAAGTCAGTTAATTTAATTTTTTTCTGGCCATCTTCTTTTGCTTTTTCCCATGCTTCCTGTGTTAATTTTTTGGCCCTTGTTTTTTTAGCCATTGCAATGGATCTAATGTTAATTTTTTCTTTTGCAGGCACAATGACATCAAAAAACTCATCACCCTCGTCCACAAATGAACTATAGGTCATCTTGCTTTTGTGTATTTGTATTAGTAGGTCTCTGTTATTTAGGTACTTTACTCTTCTCATTTTTCCTTGCTTTTTGCTATTGCTGTTATAATTGTTGTAAAGTTGACCACAAACAGGTCTGTTAAAGTGTGCCGTAACGGGAATTAAATACGCCTAAAATTGTGCCTATAAATATAGTTAAAGTATACAATTATTAAACTGAAAACGCAACCGGAAAAATATGGCAGATATTGAAGATAAATTTAGTCCTGATAAGAAGACCCTAACAGAGGTGTTTAAAACCAGTGGGGGCAATATTTTTAGTAGAACACTAGGCCGTCTATTTGGCGCAGGTTTACCACCTGGTGGTGAAGGGCCAATGTCAGCAAACACAACAGCAAAATGGTCTAGAAGATCAAAGCAAACAGATTGGAGAGTCAAACTAACTCTACGTAAAGGAGAGGATATGTACAACTTCTTTTTCAATGGTGGCGGTAAAACTGAATCACAATCAAAATCAAATATTTTGGGACCATTGGCAGAAGAAGGCGGAATTATATTTCCATTAACACCTTCGGTTATTTTGCAACACAATGCAAATTATAATCCATTAGCAACAACCCATGCCAACTATCCATTTTACGCATATCAAAATTCTGAGCCTGCAAACATGACAATAGTTGCAGAATTTCCAGTACAGAATCAACAAGACGCATTGTATTGGGTGGCAACATTACACTTTTTAAGATCGGCAACAAAAATGTTTTTTGGCGGAGAAGAAGGTGATGCAAACAGAGGAAATCCTCCTCCGATATGTACACTCAACGGATACGGAAATCATGTGTTTAAAAATATTCCTTGTGTTATCAGTACATTCACTTGTGAATTAAGAGAAGGAATAGATTATATTTCTACAAGTCAAATGGGAATGGGCGGAGCAATGAATTCAGGTGCAGACACAATGAATCCAAATGAGATGAGAACAATGGATCAAGATAGTGCTCTTCCTGAAACGTGGGCACCGACACAAAGTTTATTCACAATACAATTACAACCAGTATACTCTAGAGATACAATTAAGAAATTTAATATGAAAGATTTTATATCTGGTGATTTACAAAACAAAGACGGGGTAGGATTCATTTAATGGCAAAATATTCAAACACATCTCCGTATCTTAACACTGAACAAACAGATACACATTTAAGTATTTTCAATCCTAGACCTATAACAGGTGGTGCAGATGATATTCAGTATGAGATTGATAGAATATATGCATACAGACCAGACCTATTGGCATTTGACTTATATGGTACTCCAAGGTTATGGTGGGTGTTTGCTCAACGAAATCCAAACGAAATAGAAGATCCAATATACGACTTCAAACCAGGAACTGTAATAAGAATACCAAAATTAAGTAATTTGCAAAACGATCTAGGATTGTAAAATGGCAGATTTCACTTCCGCAGAAATTCAAGCATTTAAAAAAATGAACTACGACGAGAAGATGGCGTACTTCAAAGAACATAGAGTAAATTTATTTGCTTTAGATTTAGAAACAATAGTTGCATCTGACATAGCAGAAGCAACAACGTCAGACTCGGCATCCGGAGCCACAGTAGAAGAAAAACTTGAAAACAGCAACCTAAGTCATATTCATAAAAATTCTTATAAGAATAATAAAAGTTTACAGAACAAAACTGAAGAGTTTATACACGATATAGAATCTGAAACAGTCAAAGACGTAGATACATCAGAAGCAACAACAAATTCAAATTCTGTTGAATCTAAAAAAATGTATAGTAATAGATACCAACAAAGTGAAAGACAATTTACTCACACTAATGTATTACACCAATTTGCAAGTTACAATTACATTTGGACATTGTCAGGTTTAACCGAAGGCGACGTGAGATTTCCTGCTAACATAATAACTCAAACACCACACGATATTATTGCAAAATCAGGTGGTATAGGAACCGGCGGAAGTTTTAGTAACGAAAATTTTGTTAAATCAGAGCAAGGAGGAAGTATACACGAAAGTAGAGCCAACGCAGAAAGAGATGATGCAGTTAGGAAAAAATACGATCCGTATAGAAAGTTTTCTTCGGACATATTAAAAGACAACCATGATATCTATTTTGAAAGAGTAAATGTAGAAGGAATTCATGCACCCAACGAAGATAGAAAACTAATGAATTTTACCAAGATAGATTTTGAGTTGTCCGAACCATTTGGTGTAACATTGTACGAAAAACTACGTGGAGCGGCTCTTAATTGTGGTTACATAGATCACATGGATGCACCATTTTTATTAACACTAGAATTTGTAGGTTATGATTCAAAAGGCAATGTAGTTAAAGGCGTTCCGGGGTTAACAAAAAAACAATATCCAATCAAACTAGTAAACTCAACAGTTGATATAAACCAAGGAGGTTCGAAGTATACTCTGACTGCTGTACCTTACACAGAGTTTGCAATGGTTAACAGATTTAACTACGTTAGAGGACCAATCGAAGTAACAGGAAGAAATATAGCAGAACAGTTTGAGTCCATAATAAACGGCATAGACAAAATACAAGATACTGAAATAACAAAAAAACAAAGAGAATTTAAAGACGAATACAGAATAACATACGATCCTTATTTTGCAGGTCAAAAAGTAGAATCGTCTGGAGATCCCATGACTTTCTGGAATATTGGAAAATTTGATTTGCCGCCTATAGGATCAAAGAAAATTGATTACAAAAAGTTTGAAGGTGTTGATGTTGGATTACAGAATGCAATTATAAAAAATACTCCAGCAATCAAGGCTTTACAAATGAAAGATAATTCATCAATACCTGCAACAATTGAAGCCATAATGATGCGTACTGATGCATACAATGACATAGCAACAGACTTTGTAGAAAAGTATTGGAAAAAAACTATGGATGCATCACAAAGACCAGAATACAAAGGTGGTGTGCCAGGTTCGGCCGACAAAGCAGTTATGAAAGAGTATGTGCCATGGTTTAAAATTATTACCAGTGTTTACACACATTCTGATTTAGATGGTATCAATAAGATGCATAGAAAAACAATACACTATCACATACAACCATATCTTATACATATAGGAAATTTTGTTGCACCAGGGTTGACCGGTGCAGGCAAATGGGGGAAATTAGTTAAGAAAAAATACAATTACATCTATACAGGTCAAAATTTAGATGTACTAGATCTAAACATCAATTACAAGTATGCATTTTTTCAAGCAAGAATGTCTGATGCTAATACACTAGATCATGACAGTAAAGAAATTAAAGATTTTAATGACAAGAAAAAAGATAAAACAATAGTAGGCAGAGATGGCGTATATGGAAATGAATTGTTTGGAGTCAGAAGTCATCCAGTATCGTCGGGTTCGGTCAATAACGGAGAGTCTGACAGCGATAAAAAGTCTGCAAAAACAAGAGAGTTTTATGATTATCTAACTAATCCTTTAGCAGACATGATAAAAGTAACAATGAATATAATGGGTGATCCAGCATGGATAGGATCGGATCAATACATACCAATGGCATACGAGCCAAACTATGATCCAAAAAATCCTGTTATGGTATCTAAAAAATGGGGAACCATAAAAGGAAACACATGGAGCGAAGAAACAGGATCATTCTCTCTTGACGAAGCAGAGCCTTTATGCACACTTGATTTTAAATTTCCAACAGACTTTAATGAAAAATCAGGAAAATACAATTTTGCTGAATCAGGAAAAGATGTTAGGTTTTCGGGATTGTATAAAGTATATAAAGTAGACAGCAACTTTGAAGAAGGAAGATTTACACAAGACATTCACATGATAAGAATTAAAAACCAAGGTGGAGTAAATGCAACAGCATATCCTTCCATTGAACCTGAAATTCCTAAAGGTGATACGTCAAAGAAAACAAACGGTACGTTCTCATACAGTGAAAACGCACAATCAAGATGGCATCCTGATGGAAAAATGCACACAGTTGCAACACAGCCTCATGATCCTAGTTCAGATGATATCACTATCGAAGATGCAAAAATTATGATGAACACAGATCAATTCCAACACACAGTTTCAGAAGGTGTGAAACACACAGTAGAAACTAAAGGCAACAAGCACGATCCTTTGGTAAAACAAAAAACAGCACAGTACAACAACAAAAGAATTATGATTGATCCAAAAACAGGCAAACCATACGGTCATGTGTTAGGAGGATTATAAGCAGATGGCAAATATTCATTTAAGTGGAGATGTAGCAACTACTAAAGCACCAAAAAAAGAAGAGTCGTATACAAGTATAGATTCAGGTCCTTATGTTGCTATTGTAAAACAAAATTATGATCCAGAGAAAATGGGTAGGATTAAAGTTGTTATTCCTGCTCTATCAAAAACAACTGAACCTGCACAATCTGATCTAGTAACTTGTCAATATCTAACACCGTTCTATGGTGTAAAAAGTTTGAACGCAACTAACAAATCTGATCCTTACGATTATGCAAACACACAACACTCTTATGGTATGTGGGCAACTCCGCCAGACATAGATACTAGAGTACTTGTAATTTTTGCAGAAGGAAAAATTGATCAAGCATTTTGGATAGGATGTATTCAAGATGCATATGCAAATCACATGGTTCCTGGCATCGCGGCATCTGAACAAACTAAAACAAAAGATGTAAAAGGTCATCATTCAGCAGGATTATCAAAAGAAACTGTATATGGTACAAGTTCTGTGCCTGCAGGAGAAGTAAACAAAAGAGCATGGAATGTTAATGGCGGAAATTACGATAAGATTTCAAAACCCATACACCCGATTGCAGAAACATTAAGAAAGCAAGGACTGATACAAGATGATGTTAGAGGAACAACAACGTCATCAGCAAGAAGAGAATCTCCTAGTACAGTGTTTGGTATTAGTACACCAGGACCGTTAGACAGATCTCCATCAGCAAAAAAATACAAGTTAGGTGCAATAGATAATCCACAAGACCAAGAAGTAAACAGATTACCCGGACATACATTTGTTATGGACGATGGTGATTACCAACAAGACAATCAGCATATTAGATTAAGAACTTCAACAGGTCATCAAATACTATTACATGACACAGAAGGAGTAATTTATATTGGATCTGCTACAGGAGAATCTTGGGTACAATTAGCGGCCAACGGAGCAATTGACATATACGCAGGTGGTGGATTAAATGTACGTTCAACAAACAACATAAACTTTCATAGTGATGCAAATATTAATATGTTTGCCAAAGGACAAATTAAAATGAAAGCAAAAGATAAAATTGTTGTTGACGGAAGAGACATTCAGCAAATTGCAGATAATGATATAAAATTACACGCAGTTGGAGGGTCGCTATCAACTAAAGCACCAGCAGGCGCAATATTATCTTACGCAGGTACAGGTCAAGAACATCATTCCGGAGGACAGGTTCACCTTGCAGGTACACAGGTTCACCATAACACAATTACACCGAACGCAGAAGTTGTTAAAAATTTAGTAAGAACAGATTTATTATCTGAAGATCCAGCAGGAACAAATACGTTGGTTACACCGATTGGTGATGTTAATTCTGCTAATAAAATTAAACCAAAACCTTTAAAATGGGAAGATGGCATCAACGAGTCTATGGACGGTATGAGAGTACCAACACACGAGCCATTTGAATATCATTATGGATTAACAAGAGGCATGAATACATTTGCAGGTGCGTCAGCAACAGACAATGATGTTGTAGCAAAATCTAAAAATCCTGATAATGCAGAAAGTATTGCACAATCAAACAGAACAAGTTCAAATGAAGTTATCAAAGCAGATCAAGTAAAAGCAGATTTGGAAGAAAAGATTAAATCTTTGAATTTAGAAAAATCAATTGATATAGAAAAAATTCAATCAGTTGCAGAATCATTTGCAAAAGATTATGCCAAAGTATTTGATCTAGCAAACGCAAAACCAGAGGCTCCAGGTCCATGGAATAATTTTGGAAAAGATATTAAACCAGTTGGTCCGTTTGATATTAATAAAATAAAATCGTCAGCAAATGAAATTTCGTCTATGTTTAAAGAATCTGTAGATTCGTTGGTTTCAGGTGATGCAACAAATATGTTCAAAGATAAAGTTTTTGTAAACACAGATGGATTGTTGAACGTAAAAGGTGATCTATCAAAACTAATCAAAACTAAAAATCTTCCGTTAGATGGAGATTTATCTAAATTAACAGAAGGTGCAAAAAGTATTGCCAATGTGTTAGGAGATTCCATAGTTAAAAATTCAGAAACCATAGTTTCACCACATCTAGAAGGCCCGATCACAAAAGAGTCAATCTCAGTTGATGTAAATAAGATAAAGAGTGTACACAAACATATAGTAGGAAATAAAGTGGTTGCAGTTACTGAAACTAATACAATAAAAGACAAACTGGGCAAAAATTTAGCATCAGTGAGTAAAAACATAGGAAAAATATTTGGGTTTGATACAGATATGTTTTCAAATATTGATACTAGTAGTACTGGTTCAAGTAGTGGATCTTATGATATTGATAAGTTATATAGTGACGATATGTATGCTGAATGGGGTGGTAAAGAAAACTTTAAAAAAGCACAAGACGAAGCATTAAAAAAAGCACAATCCGGCGAAGGTTGGGGTTGGCAGAAGAAAAAATAAAAAGGACAATGAATAATGGCTGACGAGAAAAACAACATACCTAAAAGAGGAAATGCATACAAAGGGTTTAGTTCACGTGCAGATAATTCCAACTTTAAATTGTATGATTTTGAGTTAATCAAACAAGATTTAATGAACAGATTGTCTGTGAGAAAAGGTGAACGAGTAGAAAATCCTGCTTTTGGTACTATTATATACGATGCCTTATTTGAGCCATTAACAGAAGCAACAAGACAATTAATTATTGATGACGTAACTGAGCAATTAAATGCAGATCAGCGTCTAGCAACTAATGAAATTATAGTAGAAGAATATGAGCACGGTATTGCAATTCAGGCGTCTTTGACATATGTTCCGTACAATATCACTGAAAAGTTGGTATTCAAATTCGACAGAGATACATCTTTACGCCTATCTTAATATACGCACATAATTAATACTATAAATATCGTTTATAAAGTATTATGGCCACAAAAAGACAAAACAGATTATTAGTAGCAGAGGATTGGAGAAAGATCTATACTGCTTTCCAGTCAGCGGATTTCAAATCTTATGATTTTGAAACCATGCGTAGAACTATGGTTGCATATCTGCAAGAAAATTATCCAGATGATTTTAACGACTTTGTTGAAAGTTCTGAGTATGTTGCACTATTAGATCTAATTGCTTATGTGGCACAATCATTATCGTTCAGAGTTGATTTAAATGCAAGAGAAAATTTCCTAGAAACAGCATCAAGAAGAGATTCAGTTTTAAGATTAGCAAGACTTATCAACTACAATGCCGCTAGAAATAAACCGGCAGTTGGAATGTTAAAATTTACATCAGTATCAACCACTGAAGAAATAAAAGATAGTGCAGGACAAAGTCTAGCAGGATTAACAATACGTTGGAATGATGCGGCAAATCCAAATTACAGAGAACACTTTATTAATATTCTTGAAGGATTAAATCAAACAGGACAGACTTTTGGAAAACCATTAGAGTCAGGTAAGATCGGAAACATATCTACAGAAATTTACGCAACAAGATCTAGCAATACAGATGTACCAATGTATACTTTTTCAAGACCGGTGAGCGGTATAACAAGAAAATTTGAAATTGTTCCATCAACAATACTTAAACAAGATTACATTTATGAAAGATTACCTCTACCAGGTGGTTCGTTCTCATACGTATATAGGACTGACGGCGCAGGTGATTCGTCAAACAACACAGGATTTTTTGCTTTGTTCAAAGAAGGAACATTACAAGCAGAA